ATAAGTATTAAGAGTAGAAGTTGTTTCTACAAGTAAACCATAACCTGCACTATATGTTGTACTATTTGCTGCTCCATTAATAGTAACAGTAGAATTACCTACAGTACCATTAGAAATACTTATAACTCCACTTCCATTAGAAGTATGGTTAGATGCTAGAGTAGATACACTAACAATAGTACCTGTACCATTATTGACATCAGGGTTCGCATTAGGGAAGCTAGTTTCATTTGCTATAGGTACAAAACCACCTACGTCATCAACTAAGTCAATAATCCTATCATTGATAGCAGCAGTTGTAGCTATTGTTGTATCGTTATCAGGGAATGCATCACCATCTTTAATAGTTTCAGAAGTACTTTGGTTAAAGTATCTTGCTTCAGTGGCTGCTGTAGTGAAATAAGTAGTATCGTTTACGGTATGAGCTGCTTGTTCACTATTAGTTATCTTAGTAGCAGCTGCTAAATCTGTGGCTGTACCAGCATTTCCGCTGATATCTCCAGTGATATTACCTGTTACATTACCTGTTACATTACCCGTTACGTTACCAGTTACGTTACCTGTGACATTACCAGTCAGATTACCAGTTACATCACCAGTCAAATCACCCGTTACATCACCTGTTAAGTCACCTGTTATATCACCTGTAACATTACCTGTTATAGTACCTGAAGCATTAATGGTTGTGAATGAACCAGCCGCTGTTGAGTTTGCACCAATAACTGTGCCATCTATAGCACCTCCGTTAATATCAGCAGTCGCTATAGTTCCATTTGTAAAGGTTCCAGCTGCTGCTGTATTAGCTCCAATTATTGTACCATCTATAGCTCCACCGTTAATGTCAGCTGTGGTTATAGTACCATTAGTAAAAGTACCAGCTGCTGGAGAACTTGCTCCGATGACCGTTCCGTCTATATTTCCACCGTTGATATCAGCCGTTGCAATTGTACCTGTAGTAAAGGTTCCTGCAGCTGGTGAAGATGCACCTATAGTTGTACCGTCTATAGCACCTCCATTGATATCTGCTGTAGCTATCGTACCTGTAGTAAAGGTTCCTGCTACTGCTGTCCCTGCACCGATAACTGTATTATCTATATTTCCAGCATTAATATCTACTGTTGCTAATGTTGCAGTTCCATCTACATTTAAAGTACCATCTAAATCTGTAGCACCTGTAACATCTAATGTACCCGGGAGATCTAAATTATTTGTCCATTCTACATCAGATCCATTTGCTGCTGTTTGTAATACTTGCCTTGCAGAACCATCAGCTAATTTACTAACTGCTATCTCTGCAGCTGCATTAATATCAGCATTAACAATACTACCATCCTTGATTTTAGAACTTGTTACTGAGTCATTTCTAAGATCATATGAAGTAATACTTTTATTCTGTTCTTCTTGTAGAGCTCTTAATATTTGTTCTTGGTTATTATTAAGATCCCCTGCTTTAACGGATGATCCAGCTGCATAGGTAGCTTTAGCTGTATCTACGCCTGTATCTCTATAAACTCGTACATTAGCTGTACCAGCTTTAGGAGATCCATCAGATTCACATACATCTGTATTGGTAGTTCCTGTTGTGTTATCAAATCTTACAGTATTAGTACCACTAGTAGAGTAACTTACTATAGTCCAGTTATCTACCAATACTTGATCTACTAATACCTTAACTTCGGTGGATACGTAAGTAGGGAATGTGTAGTTGAAATCTTTATTCGACCCATCCCCATTGTATTCATGGTAGGTTGTTGTTGCCATTTTTTATTTGTACATATTGAGGAGGGTGGCGGATGGTGGGTTATTAGCGAATTGAGGTTTCCTCTGTTTCTTTAAGTAATTCTTCTGAGATAATATTCTTACTTCATCATCTTTCATAACTTGTAACCAAGCTAATCTTCTTGCATTTTTAAATATCTTATCTATAGCTTGGTTATGAGGATAGTCTCTGGCTTGGAAGTCACCTCTAAGTCCAGCATTAATATCCTTATACATCTGCTCTAATGATCTTTGTATATGAGGCTTTCTAGCTAATCTAGCTAATTTAGCTTCTAAGTTTTGAACGCCAATAGCTCTTTGATATGCAGATCTTATTTCTGGATAATCTGTTAGATCATCTCCTTCTGGAGAATAGTAAGTAGCTATTCTTAAATCATAACCACTTTGAAATAGAAATTCTCTACCTTCATTATAGTCTAAGTTAAACTGTATAGGACTGAACATGTTAAATGCTCTAGTCATGAAGTCATGATCCTTAATAGGTCTACCAGTAAGTAGATCATATTTAATAGGTAATGGCTCTCCAGCTATATTTTCAGTTAATAAGTTTCTATTTCTTAAGGATTGGTCTATACCAGATGATAATTCTCTAGTATATGGAGTAAATAATTTACCCATTTCATTCCTTAAGCTGCCTAATGGTACAGTATTATTAGCTAAACTACCAATTATACGTTCCATTTGACCGGGTTTACCACTGAATAGCTCTACAAATTGTTGCATACCAGCAAGATATGACTTACTAGCAAGACCTTGAGCTATAACAAGACCAGTTTTTTGTAAGTAATCTTCAGTCCACTCTTCTCCCATAAGGAGACTATTGTCACCGACATCAGCAATAATTGAAAGTATCTGGTTAAATGGTTCAATAGCATCATAACTAACCCATACATCTCCTAACTTAATACTCCTTGGTATCCAGCCAGCATCTTGCCACATCTTACGCTTCTGTCTATCAGTAGGACCATTACCAGTAAGATTACCACTCATAAAGGCTTGGGCTGCCATAAAGACAACTCCACTACCCATAGCTAATCTACCAGTCTGTAATGCCTTAGCATTAGAAAGTTCAGCAGCAGTAGTAATACCATACTTGGTTACTCCAGATAGATCGTCAGGTCTAGCAAATGCTATATCATTAAATTCTTTAACAAGAAAATTAAATCCGGGTGTATGTTTAGCAGTTAAAGCTAATCCATTTACACCAGTTCTAGCAAATAGAAAGAAAGGTCTAGCCCATGGGTTAGCACTAAATACATCGTTTAATCCTTTAGAGAATCCAGTTAAATCTTGAGTAAGAGTAACTTCTTTACGTGCGAATTTAGTAGCTTCATCCTTGATATTTCCATCTGCATCAAATACATCTTGATAGAAATCCTCTTCAAACTTTTTAAGTAAGTCATTATTTATAGTAACCATTCTACCATTACTTTGAGCATCCATAGCAGAACGGAAAGCCTTTTCTCTCATCTTGGCTCTACCTAATATATGTGCAAAAGCATCATCAGTAGCTGCCATTATCTTAGTAGAGTATGTAAGTAGATTACTATTATTAGCAGATCTAGCCATATTAGCCATAGCAAATAAAGCTTGATCACCTTTACTAGCTCTGCCACTATCTTCATAGTATCTTCTAAGCAGCTCCCAGTTCTCATCACCTCTTGTAAATTCTACAAAACGTGTTTTAATACTAGATACATCACCACTCCAATAGGAGTTTAGTTTAGTCCAGAATAATTCATAAGCTTCAGGTATAGCTTGCATCATAGCATTTAAAGATGCCAAACCTGCTCTCATAGTTGTAGCATCACCAGTAAATGGTAGCCTCATAGCACCACCTATTGTCGTAGCAAATGGTCGTGTAAAGGTAGCCATTGATGTACCTAGGAGAGCCCTGACCGGTGTCTTAGGTCCACTAAGGACACTATGACTGAACATACCCTGTAACTCTCTAATTAGAGCACCTGTACGTTCTGGACCTTTTGGTTCTAATGGTCCACCTTTAATAATCTTTCTAGCCCAAGCATCGAAATCATCTAAGTTATTAACAGTTTTCATGCTAGAGAATACTTCAAATAGAGCATTCAATAGTTCATCACTAGGATCATCTTTAGCAATCTTTAAGATAGACATAATAGAATCTCTAGTATCTACCATATCTCTAGCTACTGTTTCTTCTACAACTTTCTTAGCTTTACCTGCTCCTATCTCTCTGAAATTAGTAGACTTCATAACTCTAGCTCTTTTAGCTTCAGTCAATGCAGTCATTAGAGTATCAAATACCTGTTTAGCTGGTCCATCAATATCAGCAAGATCTTTATATTCTGCTAGTTCTCTACCAGCTATACCCATATCTCTTAACTGTTTGATGAGAGTACCAGTTATCATATCTGTTACTACTATATTCTGAGATGTTATTGTAGTAACAGTATCTATAACATTCCCAGCAGAATCAGAGATATCATATGTATCTGAAGCTCTTAAGATTTCTTCTAAATATTCTGATGTAGGCATTTCAGCAGCATTTCTACCTAGTGTGATTCTTTGATGAGCTTCTAATGAATCCCCAAATACTTCTAATACAGTTTTACCTGCTGCTTTTATAGAAGCAATTTCTAGTTGAAACTTCTGGTCACTATATAAACCTTTAAGTATATTCTCAGCTACTTCCTCTGGCATCTTACCAGTTTTAGCAGCACGTTCAGTTAGTATAGGTCTGATAATAGATCCAGTAGATCCATCTTCAGCACCCCATTCTGTTCTTGAACGTTTTAAGGTTTCTCTAGCTTCACCAACTGTTTGTTCAGAAGTAAATGCTCCTTGATGTGAATCAGCTACAGGTTTATTTTTAGCAGCACGAAATTCTAATTCATTATCTCGTACTTCTTGTAAAGCTTTTTCAACAGTTATATCTCTTATATTCTCTGATCTTTTAACTACCCTTGCTCTATTAGCACCTCTACTTAATACCATTGATGCACCATCAAATACGAGTCCAATACCCATACCTTCTACTATATTTTTAAATTTTAGCATTAATGGGTGATCTGTATCTCTTGTACTAATAGGGGTATCCATCCAACCATAACGATCTCTAAGCATACCCAGAGCGTTTTGTCCGTCTGATTCCTTAGATAATAGATCAGCACCAGCACCGATTGCAGCTGCTCTTAATAAGCTATTAGTACCGTAGTATGCTGCTTTACCAGCTATTGATTTCCAACCAGCTATAGGGATAAGTGAAAGACTACCAAAATGAACAACACCACGTAAGAGTTTACCCCACCATGTTTTAGTTTCTATTGGTCCTTCTTCACCTACAAATGGGTCCCATTCAGGTGTATAACTTCCTGTCTCTTTCCGTTCCTTCTGCATCTCACCAGATACCATATCTGCTGTACGCTCTGGTAAGGTAGCTAATGAAGAAGCAGTATCTTGAAGACCACCAGATAAAATAGATTGAGCTTCTTTAGCTAATCCTTTTACTCCCCAACCTTCTGGGTTATCTCTAGCATCTTTCTGGGTAGCTTCAAATTGTTGATTAGTTTGGGTTTCTTGTGTAGCGGCTTCTAATCGTTCAGCCCTTATCCTATTTTGTTCATCGAGGTACTCAGTATTTGCGAGTTCTTCTCGATTTATATTGTCATAAGGATCTATTGCCATAGCATTTAATTTGTTGAGGCTGCTTGTACGACGGCCTTAGCTACGTCGGGAAGCATGTTTTCTAATTGCATCATAGGGTAGTCTTTGAAGAATGGTAAGATATCATTTAGTTCTTTCACATCTTTTGGATCTAATACTAAACTTTTCATCCAAGAATTGTCTATATTATTATTCTCGGAAGCAGCTTCATTTTTTTGTCTTAATACAGTCAGTATAACTCTATCTTGAAAATCTTGATCCATTAATATTTCTGAAGCATCCCCCTCTATCCAACCTTCTGTCTTACCCATTAAAGTAACTGCTGCTT